TATTTTATAAGATATGATGTGATCCTCTTCCCACTGTATTTCAAACTCATTGCCTGCCGTTCCATCTGGAATCTCCTCGTACATCTTAAACTTATGCTCTCTGATTACAGTTTCTTTTTCTCCTATAACTGCATCATATCTCTGCTGTATGTAATCGTTTTTAAATCTGGGAAAAGATAGCAATATTACTTTACCAAAATCTGGAAAGCGGGAGTCTACTGAAGCCCTATACATATCGTATACAGCGCTGCCTGTTTTTGCTTGATCATGACCTGTAGTATTTTCAATTGCAAAACCAGAAATTTCATCTAGGATAACAACTATAACGTTGTACCCCTCCCAAGCTTCTCTTTCCGAGTGTCCTGAGTGTACAGTGATTGCTTTGCTAAATTGAATTTCAGAAGCCTTTGAATAATATTTACCTATAAACCAAGGAGACTTTTCAATTCTGCTTTTAAATCCCTTAAAAAAAACATTGTTTGCTTGCTGGGAGTTGATTGCAATGTTAATAATATCTATAGAGTCTCCTGGAGGTTTACCATAATAAGTTGCAGGATCTTTTAGGCATAATAGTAAATATACTATATATGCAACCGCAATAGTTGAGCAATAATCTTTACCAGAACCTTTTCCTAGTTGAGCTACAACCTCATTTGCTGTTTGCTTAAATCTAATTGCACCCTCTTCGTCTCCAAACAATTTTTTTAATGTAGACTCTTTATATATCTGAGAGCTTTTTTCTATTAGCACATACTGATATTCAGACAAAGGAGGAAGCCCTAAATAATTTGGATCATTTACAAATGTTCTAAGATCTACTGGCTTTTCCTCAAACTCTTCGCCATCTAAAATATCAATTAAATCAGAAAAATCAAATGACATTATACGACCTTTGGAACTTTTATGTAGTTAAATAAATTATTTGAATGAGAGTATCTAACATCACTCTTTAATTCGTTTACTCCGTGAAGGCAATGTTCATCTGAGCTGTGAATTACCAGGTCTCCCCTTTTAGGTTGATATTCTATTTTTTGATTTGGGTAAAACAAGCAGCCGCCAGCAAAATCATTAAAATACATTACGAGTCCCCATACATTATTTTTTTCTAATGTGTACTCTTGTCCTTCAACATAACTTTTGCTTGCATTTCTTATGTCTAAAAAATCATGATTGTCTGAATGTAGTCCCCAGGTTGCACCTTTTTTCATTCTTACAATGCTAATGTTATCTCCCAAATAAATTCCATCTTCTAGTTTGTCCGACAGTCTTTTTTTAATGGGAACCAGCTGGTCTAAAGATCTGTTTGATGTCTTGTGGCCTTCTCCAGGTGTGCCAAATCTTCCCATCCACTCATCTTCTAGCATAGACTCTGCAATGTTTATAATAGAATTGCACTCATCATCGGTAACAAAATTATGATATACATATATATCATCGCCTAGTTTCTCAAAACCATCTTTATTGAACATTGGTTATGACTTCCGTATCTATATAAACTGGTTCAACTATACCAGTAATTTGAGATAATCTTTTTGCAACATCCATTTTACACTTAGGGCAGCCCGCTGTAACCTCTTTTAGGATACCAACAAGTATTTCTTGCTTTCTTTCTGTCTCGGCAATCTGTGAAGCAATTTCAGTATTTTCTAAAACACCAACAGACTGTAGCATGGCAATTCTTTTTGTTTCTATGTCCGCTATAAGTTTTAACGCTCCCGCTTTAACGCTGAGCTGTCCTTGGGTGTCTGCATCCTCTACGGTCTTCCATGCTTCTTTAATAAGCATTGCGTAGTGTTGATCGGCTCCAGATATTGCTTCTCTGGCACGATCACGAATATTGCTGTCATTATGTACAACACCCTTCCACTCATCAATAAACTCAAGGACTTCTTTTCTAGAATAACCAGTAAGTGTGGCTATTTGTGTTGCAGAGTTGCCCTTTAATAACTCTTCTACGACCTTGTTCATTCGGTCAAAATGTACTGCTGGCTCTATATCGCTCATGTAATTATTATACTTCTAGTCGACTGAAATAGCAACCTGAGACATTGCAATACGCAAAAGAATAAGGTATCCGATCAAATCGTCTATATCGTTGTCCCCTGCAAAACCTTGCGAGTTTTTAATTCTATTTAATTTATCATCAATACGAACTTTTAATTGTTCTACGGAATCTGACTGGGCAAACAGTCTCATTGGGTTTAGGGCAGAGTCACCATAAGAAACATTTTTTTTAATTAGCATTTCTGCGACCTCTAGACACTCTCTAATAATTTTTTGTCCAGATGGAGCTTCTGTTGCTATTAACTGTAGGTCTGTTACCCAAGATTGATACCCGCCGCTTTTATTAGGATAATCTGTCATTTTTTTCTTAACAATCCAAACTCTTGTAAATATCTCTGTATAGTCATAGCAGAGACACCGCACTCTTTACCTATTTCTGTAACTGTTTTCTTTTGTACTACATATCTTCTGTAGAGCCAGTCTTTACTCTGATATAGCTTCATCGTTTAGTAAGCACCTGGTTACTATAATGTGCAATACCAAAGCTATCTGCAACATCAAAATCCACAATTTGTAAACCATATTTCTTATTAAAGTAGTCAGCAGTTCTTTGCTTCCTCATATTTCTTAATTGATTCTTATACCAAGACTCTGCATAACCTGGGTTTGCCAACCTTATTGCAGACTTCTCATCTTTTGTAGGATTTTTGTTACCAATGTACGCCTGCCAAGCGGAAGGGCTAATTGTAATAACCTTAGCACCAGTAGACATAAGCTCAGCAATAACAACTCCATAGACATATGATAATTTTATCACAGCATCAGGTGATCTGACAAGTATGGCTCCTTCTACAACAATATAATCACTCTTTAATTCTTCTAACATGACCGACATTTTGTTTTTTGCATCATATATTTTTTCATAGATATCTTCTCCAACAAGATTAATCTTTCCCCATTTTAAAGGAACATCATCTTCCATTAAACAAAAAGCTATAGAGCTTGTAGATGCATCTATACCAAGTACCCTATTCGCTTTAGTTTTAATAAGGCTAGCTAATTTCATCTATGATCTCCGAAATTAAATTTTTTGTTTTCTTATGATTTACTCTTTGACAAGATGAACATATGTTTTCTGAGTTATACCTACTAAGAACTGCTTTACATTTTTTACAGTATCTTAGTGCTCCATTTTTAATAGCTTTCTTTTCATAATATTTTTCCATAATTCTTTTATTAGTTGCAACTCTGCAACACTCATCGGAACAATATTTTTGATTATGGGTTTTAGCATCAAACTCTTTTTTGCATTCTAAATTTATACATATCATAAAATTGGAACCTCATACAGCTCAATTTGAACAGTTCCCAGTGGGGTGTCTTTACTGTAACATTCTTTTTTAATTGGGCAATATGTACACGGCATCTTTGACTTGGTTGCCCCTGCGGGTCTCATTGGAATGTCTCCATCCTTAAAGTTGTCATATACCTCTTGCATCCAAAGGAATGCGTCTTCAATGATCTTTTTGTTTTTATCATTCATTGAAATAGGAATAATTAAAATCTCTTGAGTATTTTTATTTTCATACAAGAAGAATCCCTCTTTAGCATTCTTTAATTTCATGTATGTAAGTAGCTGTAGCATATGGTTTGCAGATGACTTCATTTCTGACTGTCTTGTGTCCCAAACCTCTTGCTTTGCCGTTTTAATTTCTCCAATTACAGTCTCGCCGTCATACTCCATAATTAAGTCAATAAATCCACGAATGGGAGGATACTCATTAATAATCTCCTCTTCCTCGGCTCTCCACTCTGGCATTGTCTTGATAAGCTTTTGAAGTCTTTCATGAGCCTGAGTTCCTTGAGCCATATTGGCAACCGCAACGGCGTCATTATCGTCAATAAAAACTGCTCCAGAGAATGCCATATACCAGTATCTAGGACATTTACCGTGCCCATATCCCAAACTGCTTGGACTAAATGTTTTTTTTGTCATTTCACCATCTGCTCTTTTTGTATTTCGGTATGACTCGTCCAATAGATTTGCAAACTTTTCTGGATCAAAGTGTTTTCCAGTATGTTTTTTAAATTTAAGGTTCTTTACAATATCTCTAGCCATTTATGAATTATACCTAACGACATACTTAAGTGCATCTACAAGTTTGTCTATGGACTCCTTTACTGAATAGTAAACGTTTTTCTTGTTATTATTAACCGTTCCAGCTTTGTCCTTGGCAATAGTTGAATATACTGAAGACATGACTGCAAATTTAGTAGACATTGCTTGAAGCTCCATGATTAGCATAGGGGCTTTGGCAGAAGGAACATCTGGGTTCATTAATAGCTTTACTACTATGGCTAACGCTTTATCTAAATGCTCGTCTTTCATAAAGTCATGCAAGTCATTAAACTCTGTTATATCACTAATTAATTGAAGTGTGTTTCTATCTTCTGTCATTTTTAGCCCTTTTATCTATTTTGTCAATGAACAGCCCAAGCGGGTACCCAATACTAAATCCTAGCATTAATCCTAATAAAAAGATAGTCATTATAAATGAATCCTCCACACTCCATCACATTTTAATGCATGTCCTTGCATTGTAATTCTTTTTTCATTATTTTTAGCGCCTACTCCAAATCCAATCTGATGCAGTGGATTGCCTATAATATAAAACATTTTGCCTAAAGAATATTCTACTACTGTTGGAACATAACCCGAATATTCAGCTAGTAAAGACTTGTTATGCTCATTCAGATTTGGATCAAATGATCTCATCTTATTTGCATACTCAGTTTTTGAATCAATGTCAAGGACCTCTTTATCCCAAATAACAACAGATCCGCCTCCACTTTGTAAAGATATTGGAAGAGTAAAGGTTAACAAATTCTCTTCAACAATTTTATATTTTTTTAAAGCATTTTTGTTTAGATTAAGTATTTGATCCCTATGAATGTTGGTGTAAAGCCCGACATCATCAACAGACTTTACCGAATCAATTTCATTTTCCTTATGTCCAAATACATGAAATCCTGGTAGCGCTAGGTCGTAGTCGTATTCGGCAGGGCCAATCTCTTCATTAAAAAATTGTAATATTCTGTCATGAACAAACCCAAATTTATCTTTTAAAATATCATTAAACTTAGAAACATTTTTGTAGTATTCATCTTCAGATATATTTTTATCTATATATGTAAATGCTCCTACGGTATAAAAGTATAATTCTTCTGATATGCTTCTTTTAGTCCATAAATCCTCAAGCAGATTTATATCATTCTCTACAACACCAACTTCTTCTATAGAAAGTATATCTTTAAAACCACACTTGCTAATCATTCTTTTTTTCCCACTCCCCTACTAGCTGCTCAAAAAGAGTCCATTCAATTACTGCAAGTCTAGTTTTGCTATTTGCTTTACCTAAAATAATTTTTAAAGCTGGATATTTGTCCCTACTTACTTTAAATGTGTCGGTACAAATTTTAGCCCATATGCTTTGAGAAATAGATATTGATTTTTCATACTCTTTGTAATCTACAACAAAACTTTTCCATTGAGCATCTCCCTTTTGATAGTCGCCTCTTCCAGAATTTTTCTGTGCCTTTGCGCCATCTCTTTTAACTTCTGATCTTTCTGACATCAGTTAACCTTAAATGAATTTTTGTGACCATCTGGACATTCCCAACTCATGGTCAGAGACACTGAATCCCAAAAATATTCTTCTGCATCTTTATCGCATTTTGCACAAGGCTTTTTCCCGCCAAATTTTTCAAGTTCTGGAGACAGAAGTTCTTCTTTTTTAAAGAACTCATCAAGATTTGGCATCTATTTCCTCAATAAGCTTATCCACTACTTCTGGATTTTCTCTTAAGTAAGTTACAGCTTTTGCACGACCCTGAAGTCTTTCTCCATTAACAGTATACCAAGCTCCACCCTTTTCAACTGCTCCAACCATTTCTGCAACATCTAAAGTTTCACCTACTAGGTCTACCCCTAAAGATTCTCCTTGGTAGTAGAAGTCGTATTGTCCTGAAAGGTTAGGGGGGCCGAGCTTGTTGTAATCAATAATCCAATTGACAGGCCTGCCAACTCTTTGTTCAATAATTTTGTCACCGACTTTAACGCCAGCCTTGATAGCATTAGCCTCAGCCTCAGAAGACCAAAGCTTAATGACTGTGGAAGAAAAGAACTTAACCGCCATTCCTCCTGTTGGTATGTGGGAGGCATGCATAGATCCAAACTGATTTCTTTGCTGTGAGATGAGAACCAATAATGTATTTTTGTTTGCATAATTTAACATTTTGACCGCATGGGTCATATCCTTTGCTTCTGCTCCGATTTGCTTTGTATCTTGCAAATCTTTCATTTCATTTCCATCTTTTTCAAAATAAATTGCTGGTAACAGCGCTGAAATAGAGTCGACAACAATAATGTCAACCCCTGCATCCATTAGCTTTGTAGCAACATCAACCATATCATTGACTGTCTTTGCTGGAGAGTAAATAAGGGAAGATGAATCTACTCCAAGCATCTCTGCCCACGACTGATCGTAAGATGCTTCTGCATCAATCCATGCACACGTCTTGCCTTCTTTTTGTGCCAATGCAATCATCTGCAGACAAAAAGAAGACTTTCCTGCAGACTTATTTCCCCACACAAGAACCTGTCGTCCGTATCCTAGACCACCTTTTAGGGCCATATTAAGCCCAATGCTAGGAGTCTTTTGTTTTTCAACTTTTACATCTTGTGCTGCTTTTACTCTTGCTCTTGTTTTTGGATCTAATCCTGCTAGGATGTCATCAATCGCTATAGTCATTTATTGTCTCTCTCTTTGATACAATTATATCATTAAAATAAATTGCCGTGAAGCTTTGGTCGAGCCTTATTAATCTCCATCTTTTTAAATAAAATCTCATCTAGGCTGTGAGTTACAAATCCGCCGTTACGCATTGATGCATAAAGGTCGAGAGTTCTAATTAAAATATCAACCATCTCTTCCACAATTTCCTCAGAACCTTTGTTCTTTCTAATTGCTTCTAGAACTTCCGTAACTTCCGAGTGGACTAGGGCAAGCTTATTTCCAAACACGTCAAAGTTTTTTGGATTATTCCAAAAACCCTTTTCAATTGCTGTTTCGTGTAAAATTGCAGCTAGAACATCTAATCCATAATCTGTTGCTAGCTCTACTTCATTACTCGAAGTCGGTAATGAGCTGGTTGTTATCTGCCCCTGGTTCATCTTTTGCCTTTAGCTTAAATGTAAATGTTTGATTATCTGAGTTGTAATCAACCTGTAATTCTTGATCTTCTGTGCCTGCATTTAAAAATGCATCAGTTGGAACAGTTATCGTACCTAATGTTTCAATAGCAGCAATAAGTATTTTTGGCACACTTAAAGTACCAAAAACTTCTTCAGCAGTAGAAACCCTTATCTCTTCTGTCATTTTATCTCCTTTATATTTAAAGTACCGTCATCTAGTTTAGACAACGTAACCTTACATTTCATTCCTTCACGCATTTTAGCCAACGTCATTTTGTACATGGCGGGAAAAGCAATTGCTCTAGTTAAATTTTTATCCTTGTCAGAAAGAACTATATGGCTCATCTGCTTACCAGCTTTAGTAGTATAAGGAGTAAAGTTTACAACAATGTACTCTTCATCATTTAAGTCGTAAGCCTTTCTATATAGATAATCTACAAAAATATCTTGTGACTCTGGATTGATATCTGAAACTTTAACATACCTTGCAATTCTGTTGTCTCCTACAAGAATAAAGTACATCTGACCTGTTTCAATTTGGGTCTGTTCTGTATGGAATAACCCTATGGATCCAGTCTCATCGACCAGCTCTACTCTAGCCCACCCATTACCACGCTTAATGCTTTTTACCATGCCGAACATTACAAATGAACCCAAATCATCAAACTCTTCAATTGGTCTTGCTTGCGCCTTAATTCTAGGGGGTATGCCTTCTAGATTAAATGTAGGGATTCCTAAATATTCGTAGTAATTGTCTTTTTCATTTCCTTGCCTTTTGTTATCAGGAAACGCAGCACCGCCGATGGCGTTAAGAGCAGTAACAGCACGGCTATTAATGCCAGAACCCTTTTTTGATGCTTTCTCAATAAAGTCAGCATAATCATTAAATGGTCTTCTTTCTATTATTTTATTTGCAATACCGTCTGAGATAAACTTTACCTCAGCCAAACCAAATCTAATCGCATTGTCTTGAAGGGAAAAGTAAACCTGTGATTCATTAATGTGTGGAAGCAATACCTTAAGGCCTAATCTTTTTGCTTCAATCAGGTATTCTGTTCTGGCGTCCTTATCATTTTCATTTTTAAGGATTGAAAACATAAACTCAAGCGGGTAATAAAACTTAAGCCAAGCAGTATAATAACTAAGCATAGAGTAAGCAACAGCATGGGAGCGGTTAAAAGAATAACCAGCATGCGCTTCAAAATCATGCCATAGCGCTTCGGCTTTTTTCTTAGTAATGTGTTCTGAAGCCCCAGCAATAAACTTATCCTTGAACTGGTCAA